AAGAAGCTAAAGGCGACCATGCCCCGGCAGCGCGGACATAGAGGGTTGTCGAAGGCCCACCATCCGTGCGGATGTAAAGCGTGCCATTGCTGGCCGTTTCGGTAGGAGCGCCGGGGCCAGAAAGGACAGGCTTTTGCGCCACGTTTTCCCAAGAGACTGAGCCAGTAGCGGGGCCGACTCGCGGGATGATGACTTCAACAGTGTAGTCAGCCATGGCATTAGAGCGGTGCGGTTCGGGTCGTTACGTCAGACAGGACTTTCCACAAGCCGCCGAAAAGCGTGTAGATTTTGTTGGTCGAATCCTTCAACTGCACATCGTAGTAACGTGTGCCTGCGGTGGCGTTGTCGGTGGTCAAAAGGTCAAAGTGTGAGAGCCCGCCTGCCGCGCTGTCGTGCGAGGTGACTTCCTTGCGAATGACGGCGGCAGAATCGGCATCGGTCAGCGCATTTTTGACCGTCAGAAAGAGCGTGGCCCCTGTGAGGTTGTAGGCCGTGCCGTCCGCGTCTTTGACCGACACGTCGAGCCGCCCGGAGTCGCCCCGCGTCCAGCAAAGATCAGCCTGTGAGGAATTGCAGGCGCTCATCGTGTAAGTCCTCCACGGCGATAGAAGTCCTGCTCCAGCATTTCCACACGAGGCGAAAGCGCGTCGAGGCGTTCGTCATGCTGCGAGACGTTGGCTTGCAGCGTTGCCGCCCACCAAGACATTGCGGCGGTTTGGGCGATCAGCACCAAGGCAAAGGATGCCAGGGCGAGGTTTACGGATTTGCGTTCGGCGTCCGACATGGCTACTGCGGCACTTTGTCGGCGCGCATAAAGCTGCCCGCCTTGATCGTGTTGGTGTTGTTGGTCACACTGCTGCGGAACTGCAACGAAACGCTTCCCGCGTTGGTTCCCGCGACAACGTAAAAACCCTGCAAAACCGCGCGGGGGGTTGTTATGGTGAGACTGATTTCGTTGGTGATTTGATTGGTGTTGGCAAAACCAGTTGCGGTTCCGTTCCATGTGCCAAAAACCGTGGCGTTGCTGGCAACGATACTCAGCGCGGTGCTGGTTGAGGCTGCTTCCAAAATAGGATACAGGGTCACGGCGTAGCGCGCATTGGCTTGCGTGGCAAAGGTTAGTTCTGTCGTAGTTGCGTTTGTCTGGTTGGTGATCGAGAGGTCATTGGTCCGCACCGAGAAAATCGTGGCGGCGAAACGGTTGGTCGTTTGTGCGAGTGCCGCGCTGGCAATGGTCAGGGTGGCAATAATGGCAATGATGAGTTTCATAGGTTTTGTATTTAGGCGGTTTCGAGGTCGCCATCGTTGTCGATGGAAAGAGTGAAAGTGGTTCCGTTGGGCGAGCGCAGCACAAGCCCAGACGGCGCGGAGGTTGCCGCCGTGGCAACAGTTTGCAACAAGCCTTCATTGTCGGCCGTCACTTCAAAAACGGTTCCGTTGGGCGACATGAGACGAAAGCCGCTCGCTGTTGTAAAAGCGAGGGCTGATCCCTCATCCCCGCGCACCACGTCGTTGTAGATGGTCGCCGTGCAAGGCAGCGTTGTCGTGGTCGTTCCGCTGACCGACCAGCTAATTTCAAACTTTGCGTCAATGCTGTCAGTGGTCGCGTCCGGGCTAAACTCGGCGTCAAGGTTCGCCGTGTTCAGATTTAGATCAAACTGATAAACAGTGCTTGTGCCTGTTCCGGTTTTTGTCCATGCCGTGTCGTTGGCGAGAAAATTTCCCGTGTAGGTTTTCTTGAGCCCGATTTGTCCCGTGGCCCCGGCCCCAAGCTCAACCACCGCGCTCCCGCGAACAAACTGCACCTCTACAGGAACCGTGTCGCGGCGGGTGAAAAAGAGCGTGTTGACCCGTTGCGTCAAAACGGGGGAAACGACAAATTCGCTACTGTCGAGGTTGATGTAGACGCGCATGGCCTTGCCCTCGGCCTCTGTGTCAAAGTGTCAGCGATCTACCACTTGCCCACCGGGCACTTGGCCGTTGCCATCCGCAGCTTGGCCTGCGTGGAACATCCGCACCTTCGGCAGCGACCCGACCCACCAAAGCCGCGAGCGTCCCACCATTCGCAGGATCGGCAAACCTCCAGCCGAGCGGCCAAGGCTTCGGGTGAGGCCAATGGGAAGCCGCTTGCCGCCCAACGAGCCGCAGCCCCGGCAAGCCCTGCCGCCATGTGCGCGGCTTTCATTCCCGAAAAGGGCAATCCTCGTTCAGTGTCGGGACGCCGTTGGATTCGCAGTCGGGGGATGGGCGCTCAAGTTCGTATGTTTCCCCGTTGGCAATCGGGTCAGATGGTTCGTATTCTGGGATGAGACTCCACTTGGCGACCACTATCTGCACCGACGTGTTTTGCGCTGGGCGCTCCAATACATCGTATTCAAACTCAATGCGGTTTTCTACTGCGTCTACACTGTAATCATCCGATGCTGGAACGCCCTGCCACTCGTAAATTTCAAATGCAGAGTCCTCTGGCGGTTCTACGGTGTTGGCCTGCGGGTCAAATACTCTGGTGCGCTTCCATAGCCACACTTTTAAGTATCCCGTGGCGGTTGGCGGATGCGCGATGCGAATTTGAATTTTACGCTCACTGGCCCAAGCGCCGGGGTAGCAATCGTCCTCGATGTATTCAAAGTATTCGCTGTAGCTATAGTGGTTTTCTTGTGGGCCAATAGCAGCGTCCTGCCACTCCCCAGAAAACTCTTGCGATTCAATGCGATTTCCAGCGTTTACCATCAGCGCGGCGGTCGTGTATTCGCTGCCGTATGTTGTGGTGAATGGGACTCCAGCGAGGTCGTCGTATGGGGGTTCGTCTGTGCTGGGATCTCGCACATAGTCGCAGTCCCCTGTTTCACTGTTGTAAACTATCGTTTCCGTTACTGTATACGGCCCGGGATAAGTTGGCTCTTCCGCTTGGTATGTTGTGACTTTTTGTTGATAAATTGTCGCCCCAAGCTCGGCGCATCCCGACTCATCTGTTTCAATGAAACCGCATTTGTAGAGGAGAAGGTCAGTTGCGCGGAACTCCAGCGTCACGACATCTGTCGGTAACTGCTCGCAACAGTTGCACGCGCTCATTCGGTGGCGCTGATGAATGTCACCCCGTAGGTCGGCGGATTGCTAAACCAATCGCGGCAAATGTTGGCGTCGATCGGGCCGTAGCGAGAGTTGGTAACATCGAAGCCCCCGCCCTCAAGTGCCTGCACGGTGCCAATTTCAACGTGAAAATTTGTCTCCGTGTCGGCGCTTAACTGCTCAACAATTTCTAACCAGCGCGAAGTGACCGCGCCTTCCTCGTCAATGGTGATTCCGCCTTGCAAAACGCCCTCCTCGGCGGTGAGCAAATACGGAGGGTCATCGGCAAAGGCGAACCCCAAATCGGTGCTGCTTCCGCCTGCAAGAGTTGACGGAAGGACACGCACCTTCCATTCGGGGGTTTCGGTTTCGCTAACATCGACTATGGAGAGTTCAAACGGGCGGGTTGTTGGAGTGGAGGTGCCGCCGCCGCGAGGCAAAGACGCGGCAAGGCCGATGTAGGTTCCCGTGCCGTCTTGTCTGACTGTGATGCCGCGCTCGCCCTTGGGTTTGTTGCGCTTAATCTCTTGCAGGATCGTGTTGAGACGATCGGCGCTCAGTTCGCGCAGGAGCGGCCTGTTGGGCTGAAAGCGGATTTGCGCGAAGTCGGACATGGAGTGCTATGAATAAAGAGTCTGAACGTCTGCCAACTCACTGAAGTTCAGCGTGTATTCGCGGGTCACTTCGTAGCGTGTGCCGATGGGGTTGGCCGTGATAGCGGTGCAAACCCAAAACGTGCCCGGTGGCGCGTTTAATTCTGAGGGGCTGGCGACTTTGGCGATAGGCGACAGGCTTGGCAGGGTGGATTCAACTTCCGAGATTCGGCCAACCACGGCAGGAGCCAATACATATTCAATCTTACGCCGAAGGAACGAATAGAGAAGGCTTTGTGCTGTGCTAAATCCACTGGTGTCCGCTTCGGTTCCTGCATCAACCTGTTCTTGCACTTCGGCAACCTGTTCATCAGAGAGCGCACCAAACTTATCGTGCGTCTGAATCGGCACCTCCCGCGTCCCGCCCGTTAGCTCGATGCGCTTGCCGTAGGCGTTGTAAGACGCGCCCCCCTCGCCGCCTTGGGAGTATTCGGCCACGGCGCGGCGGATGCCGCCGGGTTCTTCGCTGGCGCTGACGGAAGACAGGGGAAAGCCTTGCTCGGTTGTCGGGATGTTGATGAGTTGCCCGCCTGTGGAAACGTAAACTTTGCGAAGAACTTTTCTGTCGCCGCTGTCGAGATACCCGCCGCCTGTTGTTTCGATTTGTGCCATGACTTATCCGTTGTTGCGGAGAACGATGGGTTCTCCATTTTCGAGGTTCTTGTTTACCTTCTGAAGCTCTCTGACCACTTGCTGCATTGTCTTTGCAGGGTCTTCCTTGCGGCGTGTGTCGAAAAATTCGTTTGAGGCAAAGCCGATGCGCTGGAGTTGGGAGGCGCCGAAGGAGCCGGTCATGCCGCTGGGCGCCACCGAGGCCATCGCCTTGGCCGCTTCTTCTGCTTGCTGGCGGGCAAACTCTGCCGCATCGACGCGGAATCCGCCGGCGGCGGCATCGGCTGTGCCGGGGCCAAACTCGGGGCCAAGCGCGCGGCGGGCGGCCTCCTGCTCGCGCTCGAACTCGCGGATGCCTTCGATGCTGCCCGGGCCAAACTGGCGGCCCGTGACGTTGACTTTTTGCGTGCCTGATCTTTGTGATGAAGATGCGCCAGGCGCGGTGTCCATGTCCTCGGGCGGAAGCATGGATTGAGGTTTTGTCGCGGGTTGAGAAAAAATGTCTGAGGTCGTTTGCTGAAGATCCAGTGCTCTTTGATTAAAGGCATCAACTTCCCCTTTGAGTATTTGGCCCGCCCCAACAAAATTACCTTTAAGAACTTCGCCAGACGCTAACAAAGCAGATGTTAAGGCTCCGCCGACTTGCTGTGCGCCCGTTTTGATAAACTCAAACAGCGTCAAAAATGCTTGGCTAATTGGTATAAGGGCTGGCCCAATAGACGCTGTTAGCTGCTGTCCAAGTCGGGCAAATCTGTCGCCCACCTCGTCGGCCTTGGCGATGATCTCGTCGCTGGCAACTTGCACCTGATTGGCTTGCTCGAGGATGGCGGCCGAGCCTTGCTGAAGCAGCGGGATCAGGTTGCGTTGCCGGGCGCCAATAAGATCGAGGGCCGCCGCGTATGCCTCGTTGCGGTTAGACGCGCCGGCGAGCGCGTCCGAGAGCTTCAAAAATGCCTGTTCTGGCGAAAGGTTGGCGAGGTCTGCGGCCGATAGTCCGAGCTTTTGTAGTGCCTCGGCTTGGGCTCCTGTGCCGCTTTGGGCGCTTTGTAGGTTGCGGGTAAGCGTAGAGAACGCCACCGCCACTTGCTCGATGTTGCTACCGCTCTCAGAGGCCACTTGCCCGAAGCGTTGCAGCGTTTCGGCAGATACGCCGAATTGCTGGCTCAGATCATTGATGCGCCCGAATTGCTCGAAGGTGGAGCGGACAAACTGGCCGATGCCGATGCCGGCAAGGGCGCCGACAAGCGAGGAGCGGATCTCTGCGCCGATGCCACCGAGGCCGCCGCCGATCGACTTGCGCGCCTCCTGGCCGAATTTGCGGGCATCGCCCAATGCCTGCTGAAACCCGGTGCGGGTCTCGTTCTGCGCTGTGACTTTTACTCTTACGTCGCTCATGGGGCGGATGTTTCCTCGGATTTGGCCGCCCGCGCCTTGGCTCGCGCAATGGCAAGGCGTTCGCTGTCAGAGACTATGTCAAGGCGCGACCCGCTCTCTGTCTCGTAAGCGGCGGCCTCATACCAGGTCGCGGCGCCGACGGGTGTGGCCCAGGCTTGCTGCTCGGTCATGCCGAGGCGCATGAGGCGCACGACAGTTGCTATGCCCGAAGGAATGGCAGACGGCTCGTGGCGTTCGCCCCCGGGCTTGGGTGCCTTGTTCCACATCTGCGGAGGCGCGCAGTAATCGGCAACGTAGGTTTTCCAACGCGCCACCTCGGCCACAAAATCCAATTTGCGGCACTTCCACAGGCGGCATCGCCATCCGTCCATCTGCGGGAGGGCCAAGGGTGGGCGAGAACAGATCCACGCGGCAAGGCGCAAGTCGGCTTCGCTGCCGAGCTCGCCGTGGTAGAAGGGCGAGCCAATGGCCTCGAGGGCGAAACTATGGCCCAGGGAAAGCGGACGCATCCGCAGGCCACAGACCTTGTGTGGCGCGTTGAGAAAGGATTCTGCCGCGAGCGCGTCCATAGGGCGCTGTCGCGGATTAAGTTCCGCTGAAGGCTACGGATGTGACCGTTTTGCGGGCGTAGTCCGTATTGCTGATGCGGAGCTCAACGCGGATGGTCGAAGTGGAAGAATGATCGCCGGTGGTAAGGGTGCTTCCGTCAAGCGCGGCGGTAGCAATGGCTGTTCCGCGAATGGAAGTCTTGACCACGTCGCCCGAGGTTTCCGACTTCTCGGCCGAAAGCGTGGTGAAGCTAATGCCGGCAAGGCTGAACGTGCTGGCCGTGAACGCCCCGAGGATGGTGGCCGACGCCTCCACGCGGGGGTTGTAGAAGCGAACGGCCGGCGGCGCGGTGTTGGCGCTGCCGCTTTCGATAAGTTGCTCGTCTACTTGGGCGGTCAAGGTGGCGTTAAGAACGTCATCAGATCCGATGGCGTATCCGCCGAAAGTCGTTCCCACGGTCTCGGTCGTGGTTTCGTTGCGGACGTATTTGGAAACGATCGTTGTCGTGACGCCGTTCTTGTCGGCCACGAGCAATTTCTCAAAGGTCTTAGAGGTCTGAACGGAAAATCCGCCAGTTACGCCGTAGATGATCGCCATGCCCTCGCGGGCGATGTCAATTCTGCTGGCAGTAGAGAGTCACAGCCAACACGTCCACGATGCGGTTGTCGGATCGGTCGATCGTGTGGCCTGTCTCGAGCATCCCGGCCACCGTGACATTGGCCGAGGTGAAGTCTTGGGCCACGATGTCGCGCAGGGTGTCTTGCACCTGACGCACAGCCTCGTCGTGCGTTGTCGCATAGATGCCCGGGGTGATGACGTGGATGGTGACTTGCGCGGACCAGCGGGCCAGTTGCGGGAACGGACGCTCGGCGGCCAAACACGCGGCCACGATCCGGCGCTCTGGCACGACGTTTTCCGAATAGAAGGGATAGACGGAATAATCGTCGGTGACGGCCGACGGGAGCTCGGTGCCAAGGTGGGCGCTGACGATCTGCTCGATCTCGTGCCGCAGGCTGTAATTCTGCGGCGTGGCCGTCGGCCCGGTCGGGGATGTGGCGATGCGATCTCCTGCGATCAGGCTGATTCTGATGGTGTCGGTCTGGATGTTCGGCTCGGTCTCGGCGGCAAGCTCGACCAGGTGCCAGCCGTAAAGCGTGAAGTCCGTTTGCGCGCCATTGATCAAGGCCAGCGCGGCGTTGGTATTGGTATCGTCCAGCCTGCGGGACAAGGCGGCCACGCGGTTCTTGTGGGCGGTCTGCCACCCGGGGCCACCATTGGCCGCCGACATGACGGAAAAGTCCATGCTGACGCGGCTGGCTGCCCTCACACCGCCCTCGAGGAGCTCCGCGCCGGCCGAGGCCACGATGACGCACGGCAGGGCCAGAGGATCGGCGGGCACGGCATGACGGACGGGAATACCTGAAAGGCTGGTCCCGCTCACGCCCGACATAAGCCAAGTGGCAAAGCTGGATTCAAGTTCGCGGTGGATCATGCGGCGGTTTGCAGTTTGCCGAGTTCGGCGTTGAGCTTGTTCTGGATGTCAGCTTTCATGCGGATGACGCGGCCGCGCAGGGTCCGGGCCATGACCGAACGGAGGCTGCCACCGATGCCAGGCGTGGAATTGATGGCGGTGAAAGCCGGGCTTTCTTGGTCAAGTTCATTGAGGAAACTGCCGTTGTTGCGGAAATTGCGCGCAACGAATTTTGGCAACCCTGTGATTCCAAGATTGCGAGCGGCGGGAACCCATCCCGCTTTCATGGTGCCGACGTTCTTTTGCTTTTGTTTGATGTATGCGGCCACGGTGCCGCTTTGCAGCACGACGGCAGACCATTGGCGGCGGGAGACAAATTTTCGGTTGTTCTGCCGCGACTTGTGGATCGGGTGCGTGCCGGCCGCCGGGAGGGATTGGATGATGTTGGTGATGCGGCCAAGTTCGTTGCTTTTAAGATCAACCTCAGTTGGCCGGCTTTGCACATAGGACCGCACGCGCACTGTCTTTCCGTTCTGGTTTCGTTGGTGGGCTTTGGTGCGAAAGTTTTTCTGCATTGTCCCGTTCAACAATGCCTTGGCTTTTTCGTGGTCGCCCTCGCGGATGTATCGACTAAACGCAGTGCGGGCGCCCCGAACTCCAGAGTGTTTTAAGATTTTTTTGACGTTGGAAAGCGAGCCAAAGACGCGGGAAATGTCGCGCGCCACAGCGGCTTCGCCCTGCTGCTGGCCTTTGGGCGGTGGCGTGTAGGGAATTAACCCCTCGTCGCGGCCCGATCCGCTGCCCCGGATAATGAGCTTGGCCTGCTGTTTGACCACCGAGCGAAGGGAACGCTTGGTCACATTGGCAAGCTGCGGGATCAGCCGACCGAATTTGCTGATGTCTACCGTGATTTCCACGGTTTTACTCCGCCAGACCGCCGGCCGTGATTTCAATGACGGCCGCATCCTGCGAAACGCCGAGCACTTGAAGCTCGATGTCGCGGACGGTAATGCGGCTCCAGATTGTCGGGACCGATACCTCGGTGATTCCCATAGCTATGCAGCGTTCAAACTCCGAGCGCGGAATCCCAAGTCGAACCGAGCGCACCTGGCGAACGCCACCCTCGGCCAATTCGTCGCGGGAGTCCATGTCGCCCACCACGGCTTTGAGCGCGGTGCTGCCAATTGTGACAACCTCGCCGCCCACGTCCGTGATGGCGGAAACGCCGAGAATGTGCGCGGTATCTAACTGGTTCGCCATGCCCTAACCCTGCGAGTCAAAGGCGTCGGGGTTGCGGCGCTTGAAGACTTCGGCTCCGAATTTGTAGGCATCGTCCGAGTTTTCCACGTCGTAGACGGCGTCTTTCGGAATCTTGGGATTGAAGAAGGGATGGTTGTGCAAAAATACAATGTCGCTGTCCAAGACGATTCCGGCCTTGCGGACGCGGTGGGAAAATTCCGTGTCGGAATAGATGCCGTGGTAGTCATCGGACAAGATGCCCCCGCCATAGCCAAGCCATCCCAGCGTCGGGCGGGTGCAAATGAAGGTGACGAGCAGGCCGTCGTCGCGGTGGCCGTCCTTCACGCCAAGAACTTTCGGCCGTTTGAGGTGTGGTTCGAGGGCGTCCCAAACTTTCTGATCCCAAAATAATTCGGGTTCAATGTCGTCCTGGGCAGTGACGATGATTTGCCCGGAGGCCGCTTTCACGGCCGCGTTGTAGTTGGCGACAGCGTTGCCCCCGACCTGGTCCATGAGTCCGGCAGGAGACAGGCCGTGCTTAAATCGCCCGAGGATGTCGCGCGTCTCGTCATCGTCCTCGGCAAAACCAAAGATGTATTCCACGCTCTGCGGATCTTTGGCGGCCTCGAGCCACTTCTTGCGCGTCTCGGCGGCTTGTAGTGGGCGGCCGCGCGTCGGGTGGCACACGCTAATCTTGCCGCCGCATTTCTTGAACCACTCGAGCTCGAACTTGTCGGCCTTCTCGGTATCGCCGTTGGCGCGCAGGCAGCAGGCATAGAGCCCCACCCCGCCGAAACCATAGACCACTGGGCGGTGCGTCCACGGCACCACGTCTGGCACCGGGATCGCCATGAAGGCGCGGGCATAGGCCAAGGCATCTTGCGGTTCGTTGTTGTCGAGCGAAACGGCAGCCAGTTGGGCCAAGGCCTCGCGGCGCCACGGGCTCACTTTGTAGGCTTCATGCAGGAGAGACTTTTTCGGCGCAAAGTCGTGCGTCCGCATGGCGAGTTGCAGGTAGAGCTCGTAACGCTCGTTATCGTCCAGCCCTGGAGTTTTGAGAGCCTCGACCGCGTAGGCCATGCCGTTCTCGTCATCCTTGAACCCGAAATGCTCGAGGCTCGCGTAGAAAAGCCAACGCGGGTTTTTGTCGAAGTCGGGGATGGATGAGATGATGCGCCAGTTGCGCTGGTTGCCCTGCTTGCCGTCGGCCTCGTCTTTGTGCGAGTCGGGCGCGTGGACGATGCGGCAGTCCTCCCAGCGGACGTGGCCGTCGCCCGATTTGTCCACCGGCTCGAGGTGCTCGTGCACAGGGTCCGCCCAGACGGCCGTGCCGCGCCGCCAGATGCGCTCCCGCAGGAGATTAAGGCCGTTGTTGGTCAGACGATAAGGAACGAGCGCCAGCGTAGTTTCTGGGGCGGTAATGCGTAGATGCTCGCGGATGATGTCAGCGCTCTCGGGCTCGAGGATGTCATCGGTGTCGGCCCACATGAGCCACTCGTGGCCGTCGGCCTCGGCCATGTCGGCGGCCATTTGCCGGGCGGCGCCGAAGTTGTCCACATGGTCCCAGAATTGGTGCGCCTCGGCGTTCTTGTATTCGCCAACCTTGCACCCCATTTCGCGGGCGATGTCCAGGGTCTTGTCGGGATCTCGGCTTCCGCAGGCGCGGACGATGTAGATATGCGGCGTGAGCCGCTGGAATGATTCGATAAACCGCCGGATGTAGCTCTCGCAGTTGCCCGCAATCGCCACCAGCGCCAACGAGGGCTGTGTGTTCTCCATGCGGGCACGGCGTTTTTGTCAACCGCACCAAAAGCAAAACCCCGGGGCGGATGCCCCGGGGCGCTTGAACACACAAACCAGTGCTTAGGCTTTCTTCGCCAGAATCTTGAGGCCGGCCGTGATGCCGTAGGTGAAGCCACCGACCACCTCGAAGTTGAGGAAGTGGGTTCCGTTCGCCGTGTTGTAGTGGCGACGATACCCGAGACCGATGCCGCTGACGGGATCGACCACCGTGCGGGCTTCGAGGTATTCGCTCGGAGCCTGCGGCTGAAGGGTGCGGATCGCCACGGCGATGGCCGAAGGATGCACCGCGAAGCCGGCGAGTGTGATGCTGGTTCCGACGTTGGTCGCCGGGATCAGGGTGCTCTCGAAGACGTTCATGCCAGCCAGACGGCGGACCTGACCCTCGCGGATGCCTTCCGAACCGAAGTTCAGGTTGGCGAGGATGTTGGTGCTGTCGGACAGGAGCGCGTCGTAAGCGTCGGGCTCGATGAACAAAGCGCGGTCATTCTGAGGAGCCTTGGCTTTGGTGAGCTCGAGGCGGGCCTTGCGGACATCCGCCATGCTGAAGCTGGCCGAGGTGAAGGAAGCGACCGCCGCGCCAAAGTTGGCGGTGGTGATCATTCCCCAACACGAAGCGATGAACGCCTGGGCAACCGCACGGCCCTGCTCTGCGCCGATCTCGGACAGCATTTGCGGGGTGAGCGCGCTGGATTTGCTCCATTGCGTGTCGGTGAAATCGACCGTGGACAGGAAGTGCTTGTCGATGGTGACTTCGCGGGCCGTGAGGGTCACGTCGCCGTCGGCACCTTCGTAAGTGTTGTTGAAGGTCGAAGCCGTGATCGAGGAGATGAGCGGGATGCTCACGACCTCACCCTTGCGGGCGGCCTCGGCGTTGTAGTTCACGCTGAACGCGTTCAGCGGATGGAGGGAATCCACGAACGCTTTGAGGGCGCTTGAGGAGATGATGTCGTCGTTAAGACCAGTGATGGAGGCCATGATGAGTTATTTGTTGGATTGTTTGAGCTTGGAGATGAGCGCGAAATCGCCGGCCTCGAGGGCTTTGCGGACGATTTCAAATTTGGTGGAGCGATCGCCCGAGGCGTAAGCCTCTTCGACGGAAACGGCGGAACCGTTGCCCGTCACGGCGTTGTCGCCGCGAGCGGCGAGTTCGACTTCCAAAACGGAGAGCTTGGAGGTGACGGCTTCGAGCTTCGCGGCGAGTTCAGCGGCTTTGCTGTCCTCGACGGGAGCGGGAGCGGGTGCTTCGGGTGCCACTTCGGCTTTTTCTTCAAAAGCGGCTTTGATCTCGGCGCGGAGTTCGGCGGCCATCGCTTCGATGGCGGCCTTCGCGTCGAACTGTTCAGGAGCGGATTTTTGATCCATGCCCTTTTCTGCGGTGTCAACCGCGACCGGCTTTTCGGCCTGCGGCAACGCGCGAAAAACTCCGTCGGGATTGGCGGCCGGGCGCGAGACAAGGTCTACGCTGACCAGTTCCGAAACGCGCGCCAGGCGGGTGCCGTCTTCGTTTTCGTCCGGCGTTCCGCTGAAGGTCATGCTGAAGCCGACGCGCTGCGGGGCTTTGGTCAGGATCTCGGAATAGAAAGACGCCTGGGGGTGTGAGCCGAGGAGCTCGAGGTCCGCGCGCAGTTGGTCTTCCTCAATGCGGAAGTTGGCGAGAAAGCCGATCAGGCTGTCGATGCTCTCGTCGTGATCGACAAACACCTTTACCGGGCTGCCCACTTGGCCGGCCGCTTCGGCCTGCAACAGCGTCACATCGTCTACCAGCATGGCATGACCGAGCGCCGGGCCAACGGTGGCGACGGAGATGCCTTCAAATTTAAGCGCGTCCATACTCGGACGGGCTCATGTCAAGCAGTCGGCTTCTCGACCTTCTTCCGGCGATAGAGGCGCTTGCGCTTTTTCGGCAGCGCCAATTCGGTCGGTTGGGTTGGTTCGGAAAGTTGTGGCGGTTCGGAGGCTGGCGCTTCTTCTTGCGGGAGAATCTCGGCCTGCGGCTGCGGCTGATCCACGCCAATGCTGACGCCGAGCGATGCGGCAAATTCACGTTCGGCGGCAATCTCGGACACAGCCTCTTTCCAGTCGATGCCCTGCTCGCCAAAGAAATCGGAAAGCGTCATCAGCCCGGCCTTCACATCGTCCCGGCGTGCGGCGGCCTCGCGGCCAACGTCAACGGTAATGGAGCGCGGGGTCTGCCAACCGACGTTGCGCCAGTTGGGATTCATCGGAAGTTCGCGCCGGCGCATGGCGTTGGCGATGGCGTAGCCCCACAACTTATTGAGGAAGGCGTTGATCAGGACATCCTGGCGGCCCGCAAAACAACGCGCGGCTTTTTGAATGATAAATCTTTGCGCGACACCTCCGACAGCGGACGTGTCCCAGACAAACTCATAAGGCAACCCGAGGCCGATGGCCGCCGCGCGGATGTATTGCTCGAGGTGCTTATCGAGCTTTTCGTTCGGGCGGTTCATCTGGAAGCTCTGGATGTCTTCCGTGGTCTTGAGGCGCGGCACCAAACCACCGCCGAACATGGATTCGCGGGTCAGGTTGCCGTTGCTGTCTTTGCTCAGATCGCCAAAAAATCCTTCGGCGCCGATCGTGCCGGTGTTGTTTTTGATGACGAGGCCGATGCTGCTGCCTGCCTTGGCCGCCATCATTTCAAAACGGAGCAGCTCGTCGCGGTCCAAGATGGAGTTCAGCGCCACCCCGACAGCCGGATAGCCGCGCACCTGATCAGCGCGCTCGGGCTCGAAGACGTGAAGCATGGCCTCGGCTTTGATCTCCCGATGCCGGCGCGGGTATTCGTCGCCTTCTCCGATAAAGTAACTCAGCGGACGCTGGAACTTGTCGAGCTTCACGCCGTCCACCACGCCGCCGTTGTTGGCCGCCGTGTCGGGCGACTCGATCCGGTGGGCTTCGACAATCTGGACAGCGGGAGCGCCGTCTTGCCGGGCTGTGAGGATAGCAAAGATTTCGCCGTCGCGGTCGATCGCCTCCGAAACGAGCATTTGCAGGCCGCGCATATCGTGGCGGCCACTGATCTCAGGCTGCCGCGACCAATTCTCCCACCATGCCTCGGCCGCATCGTCCCACTCCTGATCGCCGGTCATGGCCTGCGGACGGATGCCGATGCCCGAGCCGACAGAATACAGGGCTTTATCCCTGACAGCCCCGCGCACAATGGCGTTGTTGTAAAAGCATTTGCGGCTTAACGCCATCAGGCGCGTGCGGTCATAGGAGGAAAGATCGACTTTGCTATCCTGCGCCTGCGCGTAGACCCAGCCGCGCTCTTCGCTGCGGTGGTTCACGGCTTCGATCATGCGCGAAAAGCCAAAGCGCGCGGCGAGACGGTCAACAAAGCTGGTGGTTTTAGCCATTATGTGCGGTTCGGGAAGCGGACCTGGGTGACGCGGCTGTTGCCCACCGTGCCGGCATTGATCGCCAGCGCCGTTTCGATAAGCCCAAGCATATCCCAAGCGTTGTATGTTTGATTCAAAGTGACGGAGCGCCCGCCCACGCTGCTTGACACAACGAACGCTTGCGAAGCCCCGCCCGCAAGAATCTGCGCTTTGCAGGAGGCTTTCAGTTGGGACAATTCGCTGGCCGTGAAAACGGAGGCCAGCATCGAGGCGTCGGTCATGCCCTCGGTCTTTGTGTCAAGCAGCCGCGTTGGTTGCCTTGAACTGCGCCATGATGGAGTCGATCAGCACGAGGGCCATCTTTTCGCAGTCGGCCAAGTGGTTCGGCCCGAGTCGCTGCCATTTGGATTCTCCGTCTTTTTCGATGAGCGCCTCGCCCTGCAACTGGCCGACGTAATCCTTGGCGATGTCCCGGGGCAGATACCACCGGCCCCGCCCGTCTCGCAGGATGTCGTGATAGAGTCGGGCCTGCCAGAAGTGCGCGTCGAATTGCACGGCCCACAGCACCGCGCCGGCCGACACGATTTGCTGGAACTTGTAGGGCTCGCGCAATCCCTGGCTGACAGTTCGCCCCTTGGCCGCGACAAAGAGCCCGCCCGACTTGGCAACGAAATCGTAAACGCCTGCCGGGGTCTTGGCCGCGTAGCCTGCGTCCACGATGCCGCGATAGCACTTGTAGTGCTTGAACTTGTCCATGATGCCGTCCCATCCCACCATCGCCCCGTAGTCGAGCAGGTAGCTGCTGCCGTCTTCGTGGAGCTCGCGCACGATCCACCACATTTCGGTTTGGCCCACGTCGATGGACATGAGGCGGCCGATCATCTTGCCCTCGGGCGCGGCGCCTATCATGTAACGCGGCGAAGCGTCCACGCGGTCGCGGATCATGGCGGTCGTAATCAAAGCCCCCTGCGGCTTCCACGGTTCGGCCATCTCGCGGTTCAAGAAGTCCTGCAACCCGCCCGGGGCTTCGTAGTCCTGCAAATACTTCACGGCCAGATCAGGCCAAGTGCGCCAGGGCGAGTAGAGCGAGGAGAGATGATAGCTGCGGCGGCCGGCCTCGGCGGCGAACTCCGTTGCGCGCCACTCGCCGCGCTCGAGCCAGGTCTTTTTGTCGGCGTTTTCGTGGAGATGCCCGCACTTCGGGCAGGCATAGCGTGTGGTCTCGGCCACCCGCGCCATATTCCATATTCCGTTGTCCTGCTTGGCCTCGGCGTCCCAGCGCACATTCTTCCACTCGAGGAACTGCCACTCGCCACACCCGAGGCACGGCAGGAAATAGCGGCGCTGGTCTCCCTTCAGCCATTCGGTCCAGATCGCGCCGTCCTCATACGTTGGCGTCGAGGTGCAGACGATCAAATGGTTGGGGAATGTCGCCGTGCGCGCCTCGGCAAGCTGAATCGGGCTGGCCTCTTTGCCCGATTGCGCGGCGAATTTGTCCATCTCATCCATCATCAGGAGCGCGATGGATCGGCTGGAAAGGTTGGCCGGGCTGTTCGACCCGACGAAATACACGCTCATCCCTTTGAAATGCTGCTCGAGGATGGTCAGATCGTCGGCGTTGTCGGGCTTGTGCGTCTTCAAAACGTCCGAGCTTTCGACCATCGGCAGCCAGCGCGACTTGGAAAACGACCGCGCCAGGTGCGTGGACGGCATGACCCAGAGCGCGGGCGCCGGGTTTTGGTCGAGCCGATACCCCATGCCCGCAAGGATGGCCGTGGTCTTGGCCGTCTGGGCGCCCCAGACCAGCGCCATGCGCCGGATGGATTCGTTGCCGAAACACTCGAGCGGCTCGCGGATGTAAGGCGTCTCTCGCGTCCGATACGGCCCGTGCAAGTGCGCGGTGTTGCCGATCGTCAGATTGCCCTCGGCCCACTCGACCACGCCCTGCTTCGGCGGTGGTTGGGCCTTGCGGGCAATGGCGGCGCCGACATCGTCGGCCGTCAGGCTGCTTTTAATTTGTCCGAGAAAATCTGACACGCATCAGCCACCAGTTTTCCGGCTTCGGGGTAGTCCCGATGCAGGCGTTTAAGGCACGAGTCGAAGGCCGCATCGAAAGCGGACAGCACGGCCGACTTTTCCATGAGCGCACCGACGCGCTTCTGCCACTCAATGAACTCGGCCTCGGCCGCCGAGGCGTCCTTACAGGAGAGCGAATAGGCTTTCTGAAGCTCGCACGCCTCGCGGACCTGGCCCTGCTCGGCGGCGCCCTGCCAGAGTGCGTAGTTTTTGCCGACCATCGCGTGCGCCTGCTCGACGCGGCCGGCGGCCGTGCTGTCTTCGGGCGATGCAGATGCGGACACTGACCGCCTGGCGCGGCGGTTTCCCGTTACGTTGGACTCATACCACGCAACGGCGTTCTCCAAGGTGTCCAGCGGACAGCCTTTCTTCTTCAGTTGGCTGACCCGCTGGATCGTGATGCCCTTGGCTTCGGCAAGTTGGCTGGCGACAGTCATGTGAGACTGCCGGCCGAGTCAACTTAACTAAAGTTGAGCGAAAAACGCTTTATTTTCGCCAAAATAAAGCAAGTCGCGAGCTCCT